AATACAAATATATTGAGTTCACGCAACTCAATATAGGTGAATTAATAGATAAAGGTAATGTTTGTGTTTATAAAGGAATATATAATTCCAATACTGTTGCTATAAAAGAATATGAATACGATGAAAACAATATCCATTTACATTTATCTACAGAACTTAATATAGGGTATGGATTGAAATCAGAAAGACTTATGAAAGTGTATGGATATTCATACGATAAAGATAAAACAAAATTATATTTAGTAATGGAATATATTAACTCCTGTTGTTTGTGGGAATATCTTAATAAACCAGATAATTATATACATTCTAGCAGAGTATCAGGTGAAGTGATATATTATGATGAAAATAAAGAGTGGGTTTATATATTACCGAATAAAACAAAAAATAGTATTATTAATTCATTACTTAAAGCAATTCGTTCTATGTATAGAGAAAATATAGTTCATGGTGATTTAAAACCTGAAAATCTTGTGATTCAACGGCGAGAAAATGAAATATTTCTGAAAGTTATTGACTATGGAACTTGTTATAAAGAAAAATTTATAGAATTAGATTATTGTTGTGGAACAAATGGATTTATTTCACCTGAACTTAATGATGAGTATATTCTTACACATAAAGCAGATATTTATGCTGTGGGTGTAATGATAACTGAAATATGGTGTGGACACATTATACATGATGAATACAAAAAAGCACGAAATTATTTACTCAAACAATTACGAGTTATTAAAAAAGAAGATAAAGAATTAGAAAAAATTATTAGAAAATGTATTGAGATTGATCCAGATAAAAGACCTGATATATATAAGTTGATAGAATTATTTGATAGTTATTATAGTCTTAATACAAGATGAAGTGTAGATTCCTTTTGAATATTGTAATCTGCTAGAGTTCGTCCATCTTCTAATTGTTTACCAGCGAAGATTAATCTTTGTTGATCTGGAGGGATACCTTCTTTGTCTTGAACTTTCGCCTTTACATTTTCAATTGTGTCTGATGATTCTACTTCTAATGTAATAGTTTTTCCAGTCAGTGTTTTAACAAATATTTGCATTATATAATATAATTATATAATTATTTTTAAATATTAAAAAATATTTTATTATTACAACTACTAAACTTTATTTTTTGACTGCCAATGTAAGAGAAGAACATAGAGATTTATTTTTATCTACAACTGCTTTGTCTGATTCAATTTCCATCTTGAGTTGACTGATATATCCTTTGTATTGACTGATCCGTATTTTTTTTGTGCTTATTCTTGTTGCTGCTTTTTTCACATCTGAATCTTTTTTCGCCTGGGTCAGATACTTTCTTAGAACCTGTTTTCTAAAACTCTTGTAATTCCTGACTGATTTAGGCGCATCAAGTGTATCAAAGAGATAGTGATTAATATTGGTACATAAATGGGAGTGCTTGTGACCTGCAATAATATTCGTGGTAAGTGTTGCTGCATCCAGACACTCTTTCGCAAAGATATTTTTATCTTTATCTGCTACTAATTGATGATTTGAGTTACACTGACTCGCTATATCACCAGCCATTTCAGCTATTTCATGAATACTTCCAACTGGGACACATCCACATCGCCACATTGCGCGTTCGTATGGATGTACTGTATGATACCAAGTGTCATTTAAATAATAACTTGTTCTATATTGATAAAACCAGGGAAGTTCTTCAACTGGATTACGATTTTTATGATCAGATAAATAGGGGCCTACATGAATTGACTTATCTGTGATCTTAAACTTATCCCTTAGTGTATGAACATACAATCGCTTCCATACATCATTTGACATAAAGATATCTCTTAGATACGTGGACATCATAGACAACGCACCAAATTCCTTCATCCCCAAATGAATCGCAATACACTCAACAATAGTGTGATATGGAATGTCATCGAAAGTAACGTGTTCCATATTGACTCAGTGTTGAATGTGGTTTTGTAAAAAAATATCTTTATCTCAAATTTTTTGGGATAATAGCACTTATTAGATTACTGCTGTATATTACAATGATTACAAACAAAAAATATCTCGTCAGGATTTGATGTTAGAATTTGTTCTAATGTATGAGAATGTATATGAAATTCTTTATCTACTATTTTTTCTAATAATACTTCAAAATTATTCTGTTTCAATACCAATTTCAACTCATCTAAAAATATCTTTACTATATTATCTAATGTATCTATATATCTTATATCTATACTCACTCTAAATCCTGAAAATAATTCTGATGATGCTATGAATATTCTTCTATTATTAATTGAATGTGAACTATTCATTTGTATATATCTCTAATATAAAATATATTAATAATATATAATGGACGGAAAGAATTATGAACTCAGTATGTATGATGTTGAATGTGATAATATTAATAATATGTTATTAAAAAAAGAAGAAATTGTTAAAGAGAGAGTACCTGTTAATGTAATGAATGATAACAAATACAAAGAATTAAGAAGTATTATAGTTAAACAAAAAAAAACTATTAAAGAACAAGCAGATCGTATTAAATCTCTTGAATCAGTAATCCCATCTACTCACAATAGATAAAACATTACTGCTGTATGAATATTAGGAAAAGAATGATCTACATAATATGGTTTATTCATACAATCATCATGAACCCAGATTGTTTCCCATCCCCTTGCTTTGGCAACTTCTAAATTCTCTAATCTATCATCAAAAAAATAATATTTATTCTTTTCATTTATATTTTTTCTTATATCATTTTCTACAAATTTAAAAGATATCATATTTGGTTTCATCGCAGGCATGGTATCTCTAGCATATACTGCTTTAAATGAATTTGTTAATCTCATATTTCTTAAAATATCTTCAGCATGTCCATATGTTCCATTTGTATAGATAATTTTTGGATATTTTAATTCATCGAGCAAATTAAATAATGTCACATCTGGATAAATATTATTATAATCAACTATACCATGTGGATAATATATTATAGTATCATCTAGGTCAAAAATAAATACTTTCATATTAATGTAAAATATTAATTTTTTTTTAAATTATATTTAAAAAAATATTGACTATTATTATTGATAAATGAGTTCTCAAGAAATTTTACTTTCAGAAGATGAAAAACGATTTGTTATTTTCCCTATTAAACAAGATGCTTTCTGGGATATGTATAAAAAAGCACAGGCAAACTTCTGGACAGCAGAAGAATTAGACCTTACTAAAGATCTTAAAGATTATGTTGAATTATCTGATGATGAAAAACATTTTTTAAATAGTGTTCTAGCATTCTTCGCTGCTTCAGACGGTATTGTGAATGAAAATCTAGTAGAAAGATTCTGTAATGAAGTACAACTTCTTGAAGCTAAGTTTTTCTATGGTTTCCAAATTGCTATAGAAAATATTCATTCAGAAACTTATTCTTTATTAATTGATACTTATATTAAAGATTTTACTTTAAAAAATAAATTATTAAATGCTGTTGAAACTATCCCAAGTGTTAAAAAGAAAGCAGATTGGGCATTAAAATGGATTGGTGATAAATCTGATTTCTCTAAAAGAGTTATAGCATTCGCTTGTGTTGAAGGTATATTCTTCTCAGGTGCTTTCTGTTCTATATTCTGGTTAAAGAAAAGAGGGTTAATGCCTGGATTGTGTCATAGTAATGAATTAATATCTAGAGATGAAGGATTACATACAGAATTTGCTGTGTTAATTCATCACACTTTACAGAATAAATGTTCTTCAGAAGATATTTATTCTATTGTTAAAGAAGCAGTTGCTATAGAAAAAGAATTTATAACAGAATCATTACCATGTAAATTAATAGGTATGAATAATGATTTAATGGCACAATATATTGAATATGTTGCTGATAGATTATTATTAATGCTTAAATTAGATAAAATTTACAATAGTGATAATCCTTTTGATTGGATGGAAGCAATATCTATCCAAGGTAAAACTAATTTCTTTGAAAAAAGAGTAGGTGAATATTCTAATGCTGCTAATCCTAAATCAGATTCTAATGACAATATATTTGAATTAGATGAAGATTTTTAATATTTATCTTCTTAATCTCTTAGATCTCTTTTTAGATTTTTTATTTAATGTTCTCTTTCTTGTTTTTGAAACATTTTTACGAATGGTTTTTCTCTTATTTCTTGGTTTTCTAGATGTTCTTCTAGATGATTTTCTTCTTCTAGATGCTGAACCGCCGCTGGGGGGCTTACTCATCGATTCTAGCACTCGCGCCACCTCAATCGCAGCTAGTTTCTCTTTATTCCTCTTAGCCATAGAGCGCGCTTCTGCAGAATTAACCGGCAATCTATCAAAATTATATGATTCCTTGAGATGATCGATCGCTGCATCGACCTCAGGTTTTTGGACTTGTTCTACTAAATGTGTCAGAACTTTAGACACCTCTTCCGATATATCTACATCATCACACACTGTCATTCCCTGACCGCAGTCTGTACGTACATCTATAAATGTAGAATTTGGATTAAGAAAAGTCATGATAAATACTAAATTATAAAATCTTTGCATTTCCGGTGTTGTGGCGGGCGGCGCACCTTGCTCCAGTTTTTCTTTTATTTTTTCCATTTTTTCGCATAAACATTCGAGTATTTTCCTAGCGCAACGGTGTGACATAGCACTCAATGCATCCATATCATTAAACATTTCATTAAAAAAACTTTTTAAATTAGTAAATGTTGCATCTAGTCTGGCGGCGGCTGCAATTTCCTGATCGGTGGTTGGTCCATAACCTTCACTTATTGCTTTAAAGAGTAGTTTATACATGTCATTCCCGGATTTTGTATATCTTATACCAGCCGCAGTGCCCAACAACAACACACTTAATGACACGCCTACTGTGATGGAGCTTGGGGCCATCGCAGTAGCACCCACACAAGCAGTAGCGCAAGCCGCTGCCCCCCCCGAGCAACCTATATATGAAACAAATTTAGCAAAAGCAGCGAAAGCAACATAACTGATGCCAAATGTAGCAGCAATTATAGCTACATTTAATGCCGCATATAAAATTCTAAATGCTAATATTGGTATAGTATATAAATATCGGAGGCAACAAATTAATACTGTAAATAAATTTATAAATATTGGATCATCAATAGTTATACGTCCCGCCCCTCCTTTTTGATTATGTCTCTGCACGCCGCCGCCAGACCGGAACGCGTCCGGACAATTGCAGTAGCGCGCCCTAATTATTTTGAAGATATCATTCACAGCATCCTCATCCCCTCCATTTTTAATTATTTTGTCTATTTGTTTACAACAATTATATTGTGAGATCCCGGGACCGCGCTTGTCCGGGCGGTCCGGTTCATCATCATCATCATCATCCCTCTTCCGAACTCTTGTCGCTGGCATTATATTTATAATATATCATAGAAAAAAAAAATATATAAATATGATATTTAAGAATTAATCAATTATATATAACATAATGGACTTGAAAAACATTCTCACGAATGATGTCGGAGAAGAAAATGTTAGTATAAAAAAGAAAACTAAATATGTCCCTAATATTAGTAATAATCAAAATAACTCTAATAATGACTCTAATAATTACTCAAATAAAAGTGAAATTGACGATTTATTAGAAATAGAAAAAAATAATCTATACAAAAATCCATGGAATAAACTTGATAATACAACCAAAAATAATCTATTCAAAAAATATATTTTATTAGAAAAAGATTCACATTCATTGGATGACAATCAAACGAGTATCCTTCACAAATTATTAATTAAAAATATTAAAAAAATTAATAAAAACTCTGATGTTGACTATAATTCTGACGATGGGATTTTAAATAAAATTCATATTTTATCATATGATATTTCCACAAAATCATTTACTTTAAATTTCACACAAAAGAAAAGTAAATCATCAATGAAATCTAAATCTAATCTTGATAAATTTATGAAATCTTAATTATCTTCTTCAATATTATTTATATCTTCTAAATCATTTTCTTGAATATTAGATTCTAAATCTATTTCAGAACCTAATCCATCTAAATATGTATCTATATCTTCTTGTTGTCTGTTAATCATATATAAATTATCTTTACTTTTTATTGTTTCTTTACTTTCTTCAACATATTTACTCATATTATCAGATATATCTTTAACTTTAGATAATATCCTTCTATAATAAATAATATGTTTTTTAATAAGATTTAATATATAAATATAATTTAAAAATGAAATATTGATATTTTCAGGTATATTATTATCACTATTAATATTACTATATTCTAAATATATAGATTTATCTTTCATACTTAAATCAAGTAATGTACCTATATTTAAATTATTTATATCTTCTATTATAGGATCTAATATATTCGATAAATTATTTATATCACCACTTAATTCTCTAACTTTATCTAAAAATGTATCCATACCATCTATCATTTCATCTTCAACGATTACATCATTCATATTATTTGTTCTTACTTTTCCATTTAATTCTCTAAATTGTCTACATAATATATTCATATTTTCTAATAGTTCTTCAATAGTTTTTCTAGATTTATTTAAACCAGTATCATATTTATATAATATATTTTCTTTAACATCCCACTCTTTTTTTATGTGTTGTATAAATTCATTAAATATCTTATTTTTCATTAATTTTTCATATGATTTATTAAAAATATTTAATATTTGAAAATATAATGTAAATATTTTTTCTTGTTTTATATCATTATATTTTAATAAATGATTTAAAAAACTAACTTTAGTTGTCTGTGATCTGTCTTTACTTGTTAAAATAATGGGTTTACCAATTTGAATATCCCCTTTAACGCACATATTTATTAATTGTTTTAATTCAATATGTTCCATATATATATATTATAATATTAAAAATCCTATATGTTTAACTAATTTATTCTTCTTTTCAAAGAACTCTTCAAATACATTCTTTTCTTTATGAATATTATTTCTCATAAATATTTCATATGGTGTTTTTTGATATTTTTTAGGATCTTTATAGTGTAGATTTGCTTCTATACCATTATATATTTTATCACCACCTGGATGTTTTGGTATCCATAGACTTAAATCATAAACACGTAATTCTTCATTAACTTTCATTATAATCCAATCTTTATGTTTTAATACTTCATCTATATTATAATTTTTTAGTTTTCTATCTTTTTTTATTTTTACTTCAATATTTTTAAATTTCATTTTTTTTAATACTTCATAACATGTATCTAATGACCCTTCTATCCATGCTTGTTTTTTAGAATATGATTCACCACATATATATAAATCTTTACCTTTAATTGGTTTTATAATTGATTCACATATTTCATTCATATCTGACCCAGGTTTCCAAAAATGACATCCATTCTCCCATAAATGATAATGAACTTTATCTGGATATGGTATATTCTTTTTTATCCCAAATATATCTTTTATCTCTTTATGTATTGCTTCAACAAGAATTTTCTCTCCACGTTGATATAATGAGTTTAATAAAGATACAGGATAACCATCTGTATAACTTATCATAATTAAACCTTTATCATAATTTATGGGTATTATATGTCTAAGATAATTATCTGTTGTAGTTCTTTCTATATTACTGAACCATGGTTTACAATCTTTAACAGGATATTTAAAATATATACGCAATAATGGTACTCCTTGAACTGAATTCAAATTATTCACTTCTTTAAGATATTCTATATTAATTAAATTTTCTTGTGGTATTGTTAAAATAATTTTTTCATAATATAATCTATTTTGTTTATCTGTTGTAATATAATTATCATCTATCTTTTCAAGTCCTTCTGATAATTTAATTGTCACATTATTTGATAATTCTAATTTATTCACAATTGATTCTACTATTTTTGATAATCCTTCTTTAAATACAAAATAATCTGTATCATCTTTAAATAAATCTTTTTTAAACATGGATAATGCAGCTCCGGCATTTAGAACCATAAATTCACTATCATAACCAAATGCTTCTCTAATACTTACGGCAGTATCATAATCAAATATATCTATTAATAATTGAAATAATACAATATTGTTTAAATATTCTTTATTTAATCCTTTACTTTTAATAAATAATGTGTTAAATAGTTCTTTTAAATTAATTGATGATGATTTATTATGAATAATTATATCTATTTCTTTACTTAATTTATATAATTGATTTTCTAAACCTAATTCATGTATTAGTGTCATTAATTTATTATGTTTATTTGAAATCCTACCTGCAGCACATTCATAATGATAATCTACATTATATATTGTGTGAATACGTCCACCTAATTCTTTTTCTTTTTCAATTAAAAGTATATTCTGTTTAGTATCTTTTAATTTATATGCTAAAAATAATCCCGCGATACCACCACCCACAATTATTGTATCATATTTCTCTCCAAACAAAAAAGACATTATATTATATATATATATTTAAACTGAAACTTTATATAATAAATATCCATGGTAAAAAAATACAACTATACCAACTATCAATAATAAAGCAAAATAATTATCAAATGATTCTACACCAAATAATTTTTTTGCTATAAAAGGATATATAAATATTGGAGCTACTATAAACATATGAGTCAAGTAAATTAAACGATAATCCATTTATATTATAATAAATATTTTAAATTAAATCAACCCCATCTTTGAATTTAAATCAATCCCATAAAAAGAATTACTAAAAATATAGAATCAGTGTAAGTTAATTTATATGTATTTCCTGTTACCTTTTCAACTACATTATTATAACTAATTTTAACAATATATGCTTTTATAAATATAACTAATAAACCTATTAATAAAATACTAAAAAAACTTACATTTGGATCAACGGATTTCATTCCTTTTTTAATAGCACCACCAATTAATCCCATTTATAATTATATATTATATTATTTTTTTATAAAATATATTATATAGTTTCATTAATAAAAATTTCAAAGCAACCACTTTAAAAAGCATTTATCCTTAATGCGATTAGTTTGTCTATAATCGCGTCTGTAGATATTATAATTAAAGATAGATTAGATCAATATACAGAATATTATATTAAAAATTGGTTTGACATTTATTATCACATTTTTTATTACATTAATATCATTCTCAATTATGTATGTATTATTTGGATTTGGGGTGTATGTTATCATAAAATTTTTAAATTATTATATATATATATATATATACATGTTTATCAGTTTATATAATTCTTTTATATTTATGAGACAATTCTTTAATTTCTATTTAGTATATAGATTCTATTTATGGTATTGGACATATTTTTATCCTTCTCTATATACTTTTTATAATTTTATATTCAAAAAAGAAGATATTAAAATGATGGAAGATAAAAAAGATACCATTGATGATTTTATTATTATAAATTAATTATTCAATAAATTCATAAATAGATTATCTGTTTCATCTGGATCTATTGCTACATCTAATAATTGTTTTACAGGATTCATTATCTGATTTGATATATAAAATTTATAATCTAATTTTTTTTTATTCTCTAATATATAATCAACATGTTCTATACGATCACCTTGAAGAATTTTATGTGATTTTGCTTTTCCCTTATTCTTTCCTGATTTATAAAATCCTAATTTGGGATCTCGCCATTCTTCTTCATTAATTATAATATAAGCATATGGTATTCTATCATTTGCTTTTGGTTTGTTTCCAGGATCTCTAGCACCCATCCTATCCGCTAATACTTTATGTGCAATTGATTGTGGATTTTTATAATAACTATTTAAAGTTTTTGATATGACAAACATACTTATATGTTCTTTACCATTAATTATATCTTGTAAAGTGTTCTTTAACCAATATATAACTTCTTTTACACTTGTATTACTCATTAATCTATTTACCATATTTCCAAATACATATTTAACTATCGGAGCATTATCTCTTCTTTTTGTTACTAATCCCATTGATGTTCTTTTAGGTATTTCAGATGATTTAAATTCATACTTTTCACCTGTATATCTTTTTTTAGATATTAAGATAAACGGATAAAATGTTTTCTCGTATTCTAGATCTTGTGGATAGAAATTTGTACTATTTTTATCTTCATTCCAATATTTCTCAGGCCAATTATCTTCTTTTAATTTTTGAGTTATATATTCTCCAGCATCTAATCCACATTTTATACAATGATCCACTGCTTCAAGTTTAGTTAATTCCGTGTCTTTAGTTATTTTCCTTGTAAATTTAATAAATATTGAATCTGTATCACCATATACTACATCCAATAACCCATATTTTAGACATTCTAATTTTCTATTATTGAGTTTTGTTGATAAATTATTCTCATCTTGTTTTATAATATTTTTATAATATTCTAAATATTCTTGTTCTGAATATTTTTCTTTCAATGGATTATATATCATATTATTTTTTGGTGATAATGCCCAATCGAAAGCATATTTTTCAGCATCAATTATCTTTTGTCTACCAACTGCTGTAGTACATGCTGCTACTTTTTTAAATGATAAACAAGATGTCTTAGCACCTAACTGACCATATACAGAATTTGCTGTTAATTTATATGCCAATTGAAGACCATCTAATACTTTCTTTTTATTTTCATCTTTTTCTTTTTTTAATAATTTTTTTGTTATATTTCTTTGATTTAATAATTCACTTACAACTAAAGGTATTATACCTTTTTTCTTCTCAACTTTTGTATTATGTTCTGATAAGAATATACAATCCATCACTTGATTACTTCCATCTTCATTTTCAACAACAATTTTTTCTACTACTTTTGTTCCGGGTTTTTTAATATATTCATAATTATCATATTGAATACGATTATAATCAATATTTTCTTTCCATTCTTTAAACCATTCTTGTTTAATTAAATCTTTATAATCACCTAAATATGTATCATGAGATATATTTTTCTCTTTTATTGAACTTGGATATAATGATGCATAATCTACCACTGCAATTGGATCATCTAAATATAATCCGGGTTTAGGATCTAATACTATAGCACCTTCAAATCCAGAATTATCACTTAACTCTTCATCATATCCCATCAAAGTAGGAATTTTATATTTATTTTCATGTGCTATCTTTGTTACAATTGATTGTACTTTAATACCTTGACCTCTTAAGAATATATATGGTTGAGGAACTTTACATACATTACTCATACCAATATTATTCGGGATAAAATCTAACATTAGTAATAAATGAATACATAACTCACAATCCATAATACAATATTTTGCTATAATTCCACGATCTTCACCTGTTCCCCATTTATGTTTATCAAATAACTCTTGAGGAGATATATCATCTTTATTTAAACACCATTCTGAATATAATATATCACTTGAATCACTTGTTTTCAACAATTTTGATATTTTTAATTTTTTTTTATTCTCAA